GGCCGTCTCGCGCCACCACGGCTGCCGCAGTCTCCACGGGGGCTGGTCTCGGCAAGGTGAAGAAGGACGGAAGCCGGGGCGTCAGCAAACGCGCCTTCGGCCCCGTAGCGGCATCGGGCGGCGCCGGGCGCTTGCCCGTCGATACGGGCTTCCTCAGGGCGTCCCTTCAGGTCTCCATCGGAGAGACGATCCCTGCCCTCGTTGAGACGCCCAATGATGGTTCGTTCAGCTGGGATTCGGGAGAGGTCACCCTCGCCCTTGAAGGCGCGGAACTGAGCGACACGGTAATCGCGGTCTACACGGCAGCCTACGCCCGCAGGATCGAATACGGCTTCAAGGGCAAGGACGAGAAGGGGCGGACCTACAACCAAGCCGGAACGCGGTTTGTCGCCCTGGCAGCGCAGAGGTGGCCACAAGTGGTCGCACAGGAATGCGCGAAAGCTCAAGCAGCGGTCACAGCCCAGAACAAGGGATAGAATATGGCCGATCCCGCCATCGTCGCCGACCTGCTTCTGGCTCGCGCCGCGCTGATGGAGACCGAAGGGCCAGCCCTGCCGGTCGCAATGCCTGACGTGGCTTTCCAACCGCCCGTCGATGGCCAAGGCGGCGCCCTGCCCTATCTTCGCGTCGAGGTCTTCTCCAACCAGCCCGCATGGGAAGGCCTGTCGTCAGGCCGCATCGACCAAGGGCTTCTGCAGGTCACCGTCGTTTGGCCCGAGGGCGAAGGCATCGTCGCCGCCCGCCGCGCCGCCGCAGATGTCATGGCCCACTTCCACAAGGGGCTGCGCCTTTTCGGCCCAGCCAACCGCGTCACCGTCAACAAAGAGCCTTGGGCCGCATCGCCGATCACAGAGGCAGCTGAGACGCTGACGCCCATCACCATCAGTTGGACGGCTGTCTGAGCCTTGACCTTCTGATCGGCACGCTCCATTCTCGCCTCTCGGTGTTACGGCGAGAGTTCACCCGATCAACCTCGCGCCCCAGAAATGTGGTTCTTTGCAGGCATGGCGAGGCCCGGCGAGGCGTGGTTTGGCAAGCCGAGGTGTGGCTAGGCAGGCGTGGCTTGGCATGTCGGGGTCCGGCGTGTCACGGCAAGCCTAGGCAGGCTGACCAATAGGGCGATCCTTCGGGGTCGCCCTTTCCATATCTGATTACCGATATCGGACCCGGCGCCGCCGGACGATGCCCTCTCGCCGCGTGGGCTGCGGACCCCCAAACATCAAAGGAGAGACAGATGGCCATTGGCACGTCTGAAGGGTCAACCGTGTTCATTGGACCGACGACCTCCGCAACCACCCTAGCCGCGCTCAAGGCCCTGACGGGTTGGGTTGAGATCGGCAGCGTCGAATCCATCGGCGAGTTCGGCCCCCAGGCGCAGGACGTGAGTTTCACGCCGCTGAAGGGACCGAGCGTTCAGCACCTCAAGGGCGCGATCGACAACGGCACTCTGCCGATCGTCTACGCCCACGACCCGCTGGATGCCGGTCAGATCGCCCTGCGCGCCGCCTCCGGGACGAAATACGAGTTCGCGGTGAAGATCGTGCTGGCTGACGAAGCCGATGAAAACGACAAGCCAACGACTTTTTATGCTCGCGGTCCCGTCTTCGGGAACCGAACCAATGTCGGCGGCGCAAACGACGTCAGGAAAAGAACGAGCTCCATCGGTCTGAACGTCTTCGAAGAAGAGCCCGGCACGGCCGTCACCTAAGGCGCGTCCCTCCCCTCAACTTAACGGCCGGGTCGCGCCCGCGCCGTCCTTTTCCCAAGGACACCTCTATGAGCCTCGCATCCCTCAACTTCGCCACGGCCGCCAACGAAGGTCGCGTTCTGACGGTGCTTCATCCGATCGAGCGCACCACGCTGTTGGGAGCCGACGGCAAACCCGTCACCATCACCTTGTTGGGCAAGGACTCCGACGCCTTCGTGGCGGCCGAGAACGCCGCTCGCAACCGAGCTGTCGAGCAGGTCACTAGCGGGGCCAAGTTCAGCGCCGCCGCCTCCGACGAGGAAGCCGCTTCCAGCCTAGCCCGCGCCACGACCGGATGGTCCGGTGTTGTGCAGGGTTGGATCGATGGAACCGACGACGAGACGCCAGCGAAGTTCTCGGTCGAGAACGCCCGCAAACTCTATCTGAACCGGGGCGTGAAATGGCTTCGGGATCAAGCCGACCGCTTTGTCGGAGACCGGGCGAATTTTTTGCCAGCCTCGCCGACGAACTGATCGAGTTCGTCGAGGCCGTCGCAGGCGGCGTCGATCAAAGGCGCCGCCCTCCGCTGCCAGCCGCTCTTGCTCACGTCTGGTTCGCGTTCGTCGATCTCCAGGCCACCCGAGAGCGCGGCATGGCCGTTGGGCCTATTCAGTGGCGCGAGATTGAGGCCTACGACGCCGCCACCTTCGCTTGTCTCTCAGCCTTCGACAAAAGGCTGATCCGGAGATGCGACGACGCCGCAGAGGTCATTCGGCTGGGGATCAAACCGAAGCCGACCAGCGTGAGCAGCATGAAGGCCAACCTTCGAGCGGCCATCGCCGCACGCAAGGCTCGCCAAGGTCAGGGTGACTTGTCGTCGGGAGCGTGACACCCTCCGAATCCTTCGGAGGGTGGCTATGACAAAACTACTGCGAGCTACGGTCGTGTTGCTGGCCTTTGGCACGTTGAGCTGCGAAGCGCCGCCACCCCGCGAGGAGGTCACGATGACCTATAAGGTGACCGGCGCAGCCAAAAGCGCCTCCATAACGATCCTGAACGAGCAAGGCGGAACCGAGCAGCACGACTTCAAGGTGCCGGTGAACTATCCGATCCGAGTATATCCCGGAGCTTTCGTCTCAATCATCGCTCAGAACATGGGATCCGGCGATATGGCGTGCGATCTCGAAGTAGAAGGCGTATCGTTCCGGCACGCGAAATCCACTGCGCAATTCGGCGTGGTCACATGCTCCGGCAATGTTCCGGAGCCCTCAGCGCGATAGTCCCCGCTCAACCAATCTTCGTATGGCTTCAGAACGAGTGGGTATGTCCTCCTGCGTCCGTCGCCAGTCATCAATGGCCTTCGCAAGCTCGTCGGAAAGGCGCAGCTGCACCAGCTGGGGAAGGGTAACTGCTCTAGCCATGCATTTCGTGTAATACACCACTTGACGGCGGTCAACGCTTTCACGTATTACATGAATACGGCCCGACGAGAGGCGGCAACCTCAATCGTCGGGCCTGACCAGAGCAACCGATCTATGGAGGATCGTTCACAATGGCTTCCGCAGCCTATAGCACGCCTGCCCGGCTGAACCCAACCTGGGTGCCCGCCCCCTACCCGCTCGGCGATCTCGCCCGCTTCTTCAGCGGTCGCGGAAATGCCCCGGCCATCGCGTCCAATGTCCCAGCCCGTCCGGCTCCCGCAGCGGAGTTGGTCGCATGCTGAGCCGCCGTTCGATCTTCGGCGCATCAGCCGCAGCAGTCGCCGTCGCGGCGATGCCCATGGCCGTTGCCGCTCTACCCGCTCCGCTGTCCGCTACCGAGGCCAACACCTATGCTGAGCGCGAAAGCGCAGCCATCAACGCTATTGTTGCTCGACTGAACGCCGGCCAATATTCCGAAGATGTATGGGACGCCTGGGCCGACAGAGACGCGCGGTTCCACGCCTGGGCCGAAAGTCTGCCCCTGGCCCCTGAGTTCGCCAGAGCCAAGGCTATCGCATTCCGCACGATCTATGCTCGCAATGGCGGCCTAGACGAGTTTCTGGACGACAGCGCGACCACGGATAACCGCCTCGCGCTTCAAGTCATCAAGTGCATCCTCAACGGAGGGCTGAACTGACGCCCTTGTCGAACCACCATGTTTGTGAGACGGCCGGGCTATTATTCAGCGCGAACAGAGATAGAACATTTCATTAATGCTCCACCGGTTTGGCGGGTTGGCTGTCGAAATGCTCTCGACCCAGCCAGTCAGGGAAGTAGGGCTGAACCAATCCCCGCAAGGGGTTCCGCCCCACTACGGCGGCACACGCGGCAGGCCAGCTACTTTCGACGGGAACTGGCCTGCCGCGCTCACATCAGCCTCGACGGACCTGTAGTGGCGGCACGTCTTGGCGAACGGAGACGAGCGTTTATGCGACGCACACCAAAAGTCCAGACCGAACCGAAACCCGCCAAGGCCTTCAAGCCGAAGGCATCACAGCCGCCCACCATCATTGTGGCGGCAAATGAGGGTCACGAACCCTCTCCCGCGAACCTCGTCGTCTTGCCCTTCCATGGCGATGAGATCGTGACCTTCCAGGCAGACGATGGCCCTCGCGTTGCTATGCGGCGGATCGTCGAAAACATGGGGCTCGATTGGAGCAGCCAGCACAAAAAGCTGGTCGATCAAGGGCAGAAGTTCACGTGTGGCGATATCACCACGCGTGACAGCCTCGGACGCCTTCAGTCCATGACAACGATGCCCGTCGCCAAGCTCGCGCTATGGCTAGCGACCATCAACCCCAACAAAGTCCGCGCGGACTTGCGCGACAAAGTCGAACTCTATCAGGCAGAATCGGCCGTCGCCCTTCACGACTACTGGACCAAAGGCGTCGCCATGCGCGGCGATCTCGACGGTATCGTGACAGGCCTCGATCCCAAGGTGGCTTCGCAGATCGGCGGCATCATCAAGGGCATCGTGCACAACCAGTTGTCGGTCATCCTGCCTCAGTTGATCCAGGCTGAGGTCACCTCTCACCAATACGTCGGGGTTCGCGGCCTCACGGCAGGCGAAGTGCTCGACATGGCTGGCTTCACCAACCGAAAGGGTCTTCGCGGCCTCGCTGGCTGGGCATCCAGTCAGTTGCGCAGGTTCCACGCCGCTAAAGGGACGGCATCGCCCCTGGCCACCCTGGGCCGTTCTACGGCCTACGTGTTTGACAGGGCTCTCTCGCGGGAGTGGCTGGATGTCGGCGGGCGCCAAGCGATTGAAATGAAGATCGCTGAGCGGCGCGGCCAGACGGTCATGAAGCTGGTGCGGACATGATGCAGCACATCGATACCGCGCCAAGGGACGGCACGGCGGTGCTGCTCTACATGCCGAGCGTTGAGTCCCCCAAGAAACCGCACAACAACGCTCGACCGTATATGTGGCCAGAACGTTTTGCAGTCGGAAGGTGGTTTGAAGACCGGAGCGGCAGTCCCCGCATCGGATACTGGTCTACGCACATAAAGGGCGGCGATAGCATCGAGCGACCCGTCACCCATTGGCAAGAGTTGATCGCGCCGGAAGGCT